TGGCAACACAGAAGGCGAGCCGCCCACAGAAGGTGGCGAAGAAACCCCTCCCGAAGGTTAGCAAACCAGAGTCTCTCGTTGAAGAGAACGAAAGAGCCACTCCAACTAAATTTACTACTAGAGCAAACATAGGACCAGATCCTGAGCTAGTAACAACATTTGGTTTAGGCAACCTAAAAGTAACCACCGCTAAAGGATACAAAGATGACGGAAAAACTAACGTATGACCCAACTCCAGCAGATGCTCCTGAGTTTACAGAAGATGAACAGGACTCACTAGCCGTTGCTGAGAAACTAGGTCAACAAGAATCAGAATTATATGCTGGTAAGTACCAGAGTGCAGAAGAACTAGAAGAAGCATACATCAATCTACAAAAAAAATTAGGAACATCTGATGATGATGAAGTAGAAGATACTACATTAGATGAAGATGAGTATCCTGAAGATGTAGCTGAAGGTGTGGATTTAATTACTACTGCTTCAGAAGAATACTTTGAAAATGATGGACAGTTATCTCAAGAAACAATGCAAAAGTTTACAGAGATGTCTAGTTCAGAATTAGTTGAAGCTTACATGGCAATCAGAGAACGTAATCCTGATGTAGATGCAGGTACATCTTCTCCAGATTTAACAGATGCTGAGATGAATCAAGTATATAATTCAGCAGGAGGAGAAGCAGAGTACGGAAGATTAACAAGTTGGGCAGCTCAAAACTTATCAGAAACTAAGTTGAATGCCTTTAATGATATGATAGATAGAGGTAATGCTACCGCTATCCAAATAGCAGTTTCTGGATTACGAGCTGAGTATGAAGCTCAAGAAGGTTACGAAGGTAGGATGCTTACAGGCAAGTCAGCAAGAACTCAGGATGGATTCCGAAGTCAAGCTGAAGTTGTACAAGCTATGTCAGACCCTCGTTACGATAGAGATGAAGCATACAGACAAGATGTGTATGACAAACTCGAACGTTCTAATGTACAATTTTAATTATGTCTAAAGCATATGATCCATCTGCACGTATAGATACGATGCAGGTAAAGTATAAAGTAAATACTACAGGTGATCGTTGGTTCATTCCTTATAATGACAGCGGCACCACAGCTGCACAAGTAGCACAATGTAAAAAACAAGTTGGCAACACAGCTGACGGTACAGACGCAGGAGCTGAACAGTAATGCCCGGACACTACGGAGAAAAAAAGAAAAAGAAACGTCCATCTGCTGGAATGAGGACAGGATCTTTTCCAACACCACCTAAGCCTAAAGCACCTAAAGCACCTAAAGCTAGAACAGGTTCTTTTCCAATGAAACCTAAACCTGCTAAAGGTGCTTCAGCAGCTGCAATGAAAGCAGCAACCATGGCTCTTCTTAAAAAGAAAAAGAAAAAGTAATGCCTAACTCAAGAACTGGTCCTGATTACCTAGACAAAGGTAAGAAGAAGAAGAAAAAGAAAGAGTCTTTAATAGACAGATTAAAGAACAGAAAAAAAGCGACAGAAGACGCTATAAAAAATATGTAATTATGACAGTCAAACGAAAGAGTGTTAGTCTCAAAATAGGCAAACACAAAAGTCGTTCAGGCGGCTTGACAGCTGCAGGTCGTAAGAAGTATAATGCAGCAACAGGTTCTAATTTAAAAGCTCCACAACCCCAAGGTGGTCCACGAAAGAAATCTTTCTGTGCTAGAATGGGTGGAGTCAAAGGACCTATGAAAGACAGTAAGGGTCGTCCAACACGGAAGGCTCTTGCATTACGTAAATGGAAATGTTAACATGGCACACAAAGGCAAAGGATCCTGTGGATCAAAAGGCAAAGGAGGCAAGCGATAATGCCAGCTAAAAAAGGATTATACGCAAACATCCATGCCAAGAGAAAGCGGATTGCCGCTGGCTCTGGCGAGAAGATGAGGAAACCCGGAGCTAAAGGTGCTCCCACCGCTGCTAACTTTAGGCGTTCAGCCAAGACAGCAAAAAAAAAATAGATACTTAGTGGCGACCCGAAACTATCGTCCTCGCCACAGGTATTTCCCACTCTTATTATTACTATGATTACTACCGAATACGGTAAGCAAAACATACATGCAAATGAAACTCCACCGAGAGTTATCCCTAATTACCCAATAAACAAAAACCCTATTATGACAAACGAAGCAGAAAGATTTAACGGCTGGGCAGCTATGCTCGGATTTGTTGCAGCTCTTGGAGCATACATCACAACTGGACAAATTATCCCCGGTGTATTTTAATGGCAGCTATCTCACTAAACCGAGAAAGTCAAGCCAGTAACTGGGAAAGTTTCTGTCAATGGGTTACAAGCACTAACAACCGCCTCTATGTAGGATGGTTTGGTGTACTAATGATACCCGCACTTTTAACCGCAACCACCTGTTTTATACTAGCTTTCATTGCTGCTCCTCCAGTAGACATTGATGGCATCCGTGAACCTGTGGCAGGATCTCTTCTATATGGCAACAACATCATCTCAGGAGCCGTGGTCCCCAGCTCCAACGCCGTCGGATTACACTTCTACCCAATCTGGGAAGCAGGTACTCTGGACGAATGGCTCTACAATGGAGGACCTTACCAACTCATCATCTTCCACTTCCTTATCGGTGCAGCATCTTACATGGGACGCCAATGGGAACTTAGTTATAGACTAGGGATGAGACCATGGATAGCAGTAGCTTATTCCGCACCAGTATCAGCGGCAGCCGCCGTGTTCCTTGTATACCCTTTCGGGCAAGGGAGCTTTAGTGATGGCATGCCTCTTGGTATTTCTGGTACTTTCAATTTTATGTTCGTCTTCCAAGCAGAACACAACATCCTTATGCATCCATTCCATATGCTCGGCGTTGCTGGGGTTTTCGGGGGTGCTTTGTTTGCTGCTATGCACGGAAGTCTGGTCACTTCTTCTCTCATTAAAGAGACGACTGAGAACGAGTCGCAGAACTATGGCTATAAGTTTGGTCAGGAAGAAGAGACATATAACATTGTCGCTGCTCACGGCTACTTCGGTCGCTTAATATTTCAATATGCTTCTTTTAATAATAGCCGTGCTTTACATTTTTTTCTCGGTGTTTGGCCCGTCGTTGGCATATGGTTAACATCTATGGGTATAGCTACTATGGCTTTCAACCTAAATGGATTTAATTTTAACCAGTCCATAGTCGATTCTAACGACAAAGTAATTCCTACTTGGGCAGACGTTCTTAACAGAGCAAACTTAGGTATGGAAGTAATGCATGAAAGAAATGCACACAACTTTCCCTTAGACTTAGCATCAACTGAGTCAACTGAGGTTGCACTAACAGCTCCCTCACTAGGGTAACAGTCACGTCCGTTCATCCCTAACGGGACGCATGATCACCAAGGCATGGAACGGGGTCTTGGTATATGGAGAATTACTATGTCTTGCACAACAGTAACCTACGTATATCGTGGCATAGAATACACAAAAAACAAGTAGTATTCTGTAGTGCGTAACCACGTTAAACTATGGCCGGACAGTATGGCGGAACCATGCATACCGGTGACACACTAATAACTATTTATTATGGCTTTTAATCAAAACGCTTCAGCAGGACAGGTAGTCTTTTCTGCTCAGGAGCCAATCACTAAAGTTGTTAAAGCTAACCAAGATGTAACCAGTTCAACTACTCTTGTAGATGTATCTGATCTTACATTAAGAATTGGTAAGTATGAAAGAATTAACTTTAAGTATAATATCTTCTATACAACAGCTGCTACACCTGACTTCAAGTATTTTATTGATACTCCTGCAAGTTTAACTTCATACCGTGTAGCTCAGAATGGTTGCGACCACGCTGGTGCAGCTCTAGCATCTATCATCACAGCTGAAGGTAGTGCTATTTCAATCACAGCATCTGGTACTGACGGTTGTTTACAACTAACAGGTACTATTGAAAATGGTGCAACAGCTGGTGACATCAAGTTCCAGTTTGCACAAGATACTTCTAATGGTACAGCAACAACTGTACGTGAAGGGTCAAGCGTTCAGTACTATCGCTTCTAAATAGTATAAGCGGAGGAGCACCTCAGAGTCGGACTCCTTCGCCGTTGGCTTTTTGCCCTTACGAGGATACCAATTAGCCGTCTAGACGGTGGGATAGACCACAAATATCAATGAGTCCAAGTGAGACTCACAACTTTTTACGTAAGAAGACGAGCAAATATACCTTTGATTTTTATTAAAAAATGGCTAACGCTACACAATCCGTAATTGGTGCTTTGAATAAGGCGGTATCTAATACTGCTGGATCTCAGGCTTACGATACCAAATACGCAACCTATCTAAAGCTGTTCTCAGGTGAGCTATTTAAAGCTTATGAGTCAGCAACAATAGCACGTGACACCGTGCAAAGACGTACCTTGAAGAACGGTAAGAGTTTACAGTTCATCTTCACAGGACGCATGCAAGCGGCTTATCATACACCCGGGGAACCTATCCTTGGAAGTGGTGATCCACCAGTAGCTGAGAAAACTATACAATGTGATGACCTATTAATCAGTTCAGCATTTGTATATGACTTAGATGAGACACTTGCACATTACTCTCTACGCTCAGAGATCTCTGCTAAGATCGGTCACGCTCTAGCAGAAGCTTATGATAAGAAAGTGTTTAGAACTATTGCTAAAGCAGCAAGAGAAGCACATCCTATCACAGCATCTCCCGGACCAGAACCCGGCGGTACACAGATCGAGCTAGGTGTAACTAAGGAGTATAATGCTCAGGCTCTAGTAGACGCTTTCTTTGAAGCAGCTGCAGTTCTTGACGAAAAAAATCTCCCAAAAACTGGACGTACTGCAATACTTAACCCAAGACAATACTATGCCTTGGTATCACAGGTTTCTTCTAACATCCTAAACAGAGACTATGGTAACTCACAAGGTAACCTTAACTCTGGTGAAGGTCTAGTTGAAATTGCTGGTATTCAGATCAAGCGTTCAAACAACCTACCATTCTTAGCTGGTACAGTTAATGGTCAGTCTGGTGAAAACAACGATTACTCTGGTGACTTCTCAACTCATTGCGGTCTTATCTATCAAAGAGACGCTGCAGGTATTGTAGAAGCAGTTGGACCTCAGGTTCAAGTAACATCAGGAGATGTGTCTGTTTTATACCAAGGTGACGTTATGGTTGGTAGACTTGCTATGGGTGTAGGAACACTTAACCCAGCAGGTGCAATCGAACTAACTTCAGCACGTAGCTAATCATGTCTTTAAAACCCGGTACTTCACAAACAGTTACTAGAACTACTGGTAATGGTGCAAGTCTTAGCGGTATTGGTACAGTCGATAAGTCTGTTACTAAAGACCCTTCAACTCCTTTGGAGTATGGAAGGCAGCACTCTGACAGTACACTTCTAGGAACAGTTTCTTAACAATATAATATTATGGCAGTTCCAACAGCAGTTGGAGAATACGGATCTTGTCAAGGTACAGAGACTCGTATATCTCCTTCAGATACAAGTGGATCAGGATCAGCATCAGCTGTTGCATCCACAACAAAAAACTTACGTTTAGCATATAACACAGTCGGTAGTACAGGTGTCGTTGACACATGTGCTGTTGTTTCTGGACAATATACTTAACACACATAGGGGGGTTTCACGACCTCCCTTTTTTTTATTCATAAATCTTAACCTATGACTTCCTCTTCCCAATTTACTACCACTACCACACTCGATACCGAACTATCCGCAGTAAACTCAATTTTGGGTAGCATAGGTCAGTCTCCTATATCTCAAATAGACTTCACCAATCCAGAGGTATCATTTGTATACAACCTACTGAAAGAATCTAATCAAGATGTACAGAGCGAAGGTTGGATTTTTAATCAAGAATATCATATTAAAAATACTAATAAAACATCAGATAATAAATTTATAATTCCAGCAGATGTTATGCGTATAGACATGGCAGATGCATGGGACCGTACTAGAGATTTTGTTAGAAGAAAAGATACAGATGGACTATGGAAAATATATGATAGAGTAAATCATACATTTGAATTTCCAGATGATGAGTTTTTTTATTTTAACTATGTAAGACTTCTAGCATTTGAAGATATACCAGCTCCGTTCCAAAGATATATTATATACAAAGCTTGCGGTAGAGCTGCAGTACAATTAGTTTCCAACGCTGAACTACAAAAAATGATGTCAACTTTTGAGTCACAGGCTAGAGCTGCGTGTATGGAATATGAATGCAATCAGGGTGATCACAACATGCTTGGACATCCAGACGAGTCTGCATATCAATCTTACAAACCTTATAAAATGCTTAGACGCTAATGGCAAGTGTTACACAAAAAGTACCTAGTTACGTATTAGGTATGTCTACACAACCTGATGAAAAGAAACTTCCGGGACAAGTAGTAGACTTAGTTAACGGCGTTCCAGACGTGGTAAGACAACTTATAAAACGTCCGGGAAGTCAATTAATAAATACTATAACTCCTACAGTTACTGCTAATGCCAAATGGTTTAACATATATACTGATGATGAAGAACAGTATATAGGTCAAGCTGGTGCTGATGGAACAGTTAAAATATGGAGATGTAGTGACGGGGTAGAAATACCTGTAGATTATGCTTATGTAGATGGTACAAACAAAGCTACATATTTAGATAACCAAGCACTATCAGATGAAAAATCTTCTGATATACAGGTTATGACTATTAACGAAACTACATTCTTTGTTAATAGAAGAAAAACTGTAGCAATGAAAACAGATGCTGCAGATAAATCACCTCCTCAACTACACGAAGCTTTTATATCATTAGATACTATATCTTATGGTAAACAGTATGCATTAGATATTTATGATCCTAGCAATAATGATACAATTACATACCCTAGAGCTACAGGTATTACAGTTGGTACTATAGATGACTCCTCAAATTATAGTGGAACCAGTAATGGTGACTGTAAAGGTGCAGGTAGAGAAACTGTTAATGTAGAATCAGGCACAAGTAAATGTGATACATCACCTCCTAATAATAGTGCAACTGGTAAAGCTAACCTTAGATATGAATTAGATACACGTTGTACACCACAAGTAGATAGTGATCATAGTGATAGTGAAGCTATTGATAGATATCACGATACATACCAATGTTATGTAAAATTACAATTTGGTGGG